GCCTTCGCGGAGAGGGAGGACCTGGTGTCCCGCAGCATCAACGTGGAGTTGCCCGCCATTCCCGCCACCCAGCGCCTTGATGATGATACCTTCTGGCACAACTTCGAGGCGGATATGCCCCGAATTTTGGGGGCCATCTTCGATTGCGTGGCGAGGGCCCAAACCGGCTTCGCCGCCGTGCGCCTCAGCGAGGCACCCCGCATGGCCAACTTCGCCAGGTGGGCCTTCGCGGGATTGGGGGAGGAAGCCGGAAGCCGTTTCCTCTCCGCCTACAGCAACAACAAGATGGAGGCCAGCGCCCACTTCGTGGAACACAATGATGTGGCGCAAGCCCTCATCTCCTTGATGAAGGAGAAGGAAGTGTGGTATGGTAGCTGGGCCCAACTGCTATGCGACCTCACCCTCCATGGGGCGCCCTCCAAATTCTGGCCGGAAAACTCCCTCCAGCTACGCAACCGCATGATCCGCATCAGCGAGGACTTGCGCAAGTGCGGCATCGAGTGGCGCAAGAACGGGAGGGAAAGCCGTAGTGGCAGGAGTTGCGTTGAAGTCCGGCGCCTCAAGTCCTTTATTGCCAACCACGTATTGACGAGTGTGACATGAAGAAGGAAGAGAATCCCGCCTACGAGGAGGCCAAGAGGGAAGTGGAGATCATGTCTCCCCTCCGCGCCTACCGCGAATCCCAAAAGATGAATTTGACGAAGCAGGAAGAAATCTTCTGCAAGGAATACTCCGTCCACAAGGATATCAAAAAGGCAGTGGTTGCCGCCGGATATACCGGCAATCACCCCGGGGAGATAGGCAGGCGGTGGTTCCAGCGCAGCAGGATCCAGCGGCGCATCAACACCCTTTTGGAGAGGGACCAATTCCGCGCCGACCTCACCCGCGAGAAGTACCACCAGAAGTTGCAGGATATCTACGATAAGGCGATGAGTGACGGTGACTACAGCGGCGCCAACAAGGCCATGGAGTTGCTGGGGAAATCCCTGGGATTCTTCGTGGAGCAGAAGGCGGTGCTGAATGTCACCTCCAAGCTGCAGGGCGATAAGGCCCAGGAGGTCGAGGAGGTGAAGCGCCTCGCCAAGATCGCGGGAGTCTCCCTTGAGTGACCTGCTGGAGAAGTTGCGCCTCCTCGCGGAGGTGAAGGCGCGGGAATCCTACTACTCCTACTTGCAATACGCGGCGCCGTGGATCCTCCCCGAGGGTTTCGTGGATGGGGACCACATCCGCAAGATCGCCAAATTGCTGCAGTATGTGGAGGAAACACCCCGCGCACGCGCCATGATCTTCATGCCCCCGCGTAGCATGAAGAGTGTCAACGGATCCGTGCTGTTTCCCTCGTGGGTACTTGGAAGGCACCCCACCTGGCAGGTGATGGGTGTCTCCTACGGCCAGGAATTGGCCAATGCCTTCGGGCGGGATACCCGCAATTTGGTGATGTCGGAGGACTACCAGCGCCTCTTCAGCACCCGCATCAAGTCGGATAGCCGAGCTACCAACCGCTGGGATACGGAACAAGGAGGAAGATATGTCGCTGCCGGTATTACTGCTGGTATTGCAGGTCGTGGCGCTAATCTCGCTATCATTGATGACCCCCTGAGTGAACAGGATGCGATGAGTAAGTCGGCCCGCGAGTTCGTGAAGAACTGGTGGCCCGGCGGCCTTCGCAGTCGATTGCAGCCCGATGGGCGCATCCTCATCATCACCACGAGGTGGCACGAAGAGGACTTGGCGGGATGGCTCCTGCGCAACGCCGAGGATGACCCCCGCGCGGAACAGTGGGAAGTCTTGAGTATCCCCGCCCTCACGGAGGAGGATGAATCCTACTGGCCCGAGAGGTGGCCCGCCCAATACCTTAGGGATCTTAGGGATGATCCCACGATGCCCCGCAGCCAGTGGAATGCCCTCTACATGCAGGAGCCCACCGGCGAAGAGGGCAACCTCATCAAGGTGGAAAACATCAAGTGGTGGCCCAAGGACAAGCCCCTCCCCACCTGCGATAGCGTCATCATGTCCGCCGATACCGCCTTCGGCAAGAAGGAAACCAACGACTACAGCGTGTTGCAAGTCTGGGGCATCTTCACCACCGGGCATGAGGATAGCCGAGGAAAGGAATTCAACGTACCCAACGCCATCCTCCTGGGTAACCGGAGGGGAAAGTGGGAGTACCCCGAGTTGCTGGAGCAGGCCCGCCAGCTTGCCAAGAAGTACAATCCCGATAGGATCATCGTGGAGAAGAAGGCATCCGGCGAAGTGTTGTACCCCGACCTCCAACGGGCTGGCCTCCCCGTGATGCCCTATGTGCCGGGGAAGGGGCAAGACAAGACCGCCAGGGTCCACGCCATCATGCGCTTCTTCGTGTCGGGAAGGGTGTGGTTTCCCGAGGAACAAAACTGGAGTTATGATCTGGTGGAAGAGGCCCTGGCATTCCCCAAGGGGCGCCATGACGACCAGGTGGATGCCATGACCATGGCCCTCCTCTACCTCCGCGACTCCTACGTATTGTATAACCAGGACGATAATGTGGGGGAGGAAGAGGTACCCCACCGCCGCAAGACATACTGGAGGGCTTGATTTCCCCCCGCTTTCCTGATATGATGCGGCATGCCCATTGAAAATAATGTGCCTACGGAAATCCTGGGGTTGCGCCAGACCATTGTCGAATTGGACGATGGCGGCGACGATTTCGAGGAAATCCCCCTCGATACCTCCCACGACGCCAACCTTGCGGAAACCCTCAGTGAGAGTATCCTGGGGAAGACCGGCTCCGACATTTGCGAGAATGTGCGGGTAGACCTCGACTCCCGCGCCGAGTGGGAAAACCTCATCGTCAAGGGCATGGAGGAGTTGGGCCTCAAGATCGAGGAGACGGCGGAACCCTTCGAGGGGGCCTGCACTGCCCACCACCCCCTCCTTCTCGAAAACGTGGTGAAGTTCCAGAGCAAGGCGGTGCAGGAGTTGTTCCCCGCCGCTGGCCCTGTGCGCACGCGCATCTGGGGTGCCACCTCCCCCGAGAAGGAAGCGGCAGCCTCCCGCCTCAAGGAGTTCCTCAACTACCAGATCCTCGAGGAGATGGTGGAGTACTTCGATGAAACAGAGAGGCTCCTCTTCGCCCTTCCCCTGGTGGGATCTTGCTTCCGAAAGCTTTATTTTGATAGTGGCCTTAACCGGCCCATCGCAGAATACGTCCCCGTCGATCAGTTCGTCGTCAGCTACAACGCCCCCGACCTCCGTCGCGCCGACAGGTACGCCCACATAATCTTCCGTAGTGAGGAAGACCTGCAGGGTGACATGGATTCGGGCCTCTACCGGAATGTCCCCGTTGGGGCCCCCGGCATGATCGACCAGAATCCCATCGCCGCCAAGGTGGATGAGTTGCAGGGTGTGGCCCAGCCCTCCAACTACAAGGCCTACGTCCTTTACGAGTACCACGGCTACTTCGACTTTGGGGAAGGCAACCTCCCCTACGTCGTCACGGTGGATAGCGGGTCGCGCAAGGTCCTCTCCGTGAGGCGCAACTGGAATCCCCAGGATCCCCAGAAGCGCAAGCTGGAGTGGTTCGTCCACTACCGCTACGTGCCCACCATGGGTTTCTACGGGTTGGGCCTCATTCACCTCATCGGATCGCTGGCCAAGACCGCCACCCTCAGCATGCGCGCACTGGTGGATGCCGGTATGTTTGCCAACCTCCAGGGCGGTTTCAAGCTGAAGTCGATGAGGGTGGTGGGGGCCAACGATCCCATCGCCCCCGGTGAGTGGCGCGACGTGGACGCCACCCTGCAGGATATCTCCAAGGCCATCTACCCCCTTCCCTACAAGGAGCCGTCGCAGACCCTTCTTACCCTCCACCGGGAGATGGTGGCGGCGGGCCAGAAATTCGCTGATACGACGGAGCAGGTGATTGCGGATAGCACCAATTACGGCCCCGTGGGCACCACGCTGGCACTCCTGGAGGCCTCCACCAAATTCTTTAGTGCCACCCACAAGAGGATCCACGCCGCCCAAAAGCAGGAATTCAAGATCCTCCGGCGCATCGACAAGGACTACCTCGCCAACTATCCCTACCCAATCCAGGGGGCCCCGCCGGAAATTTTCCGTGTGGATATAGCTTCCGAGATTGACATCATTCCCTCCTCGGATCCCAACACCCCCTCCAACGCCCACCGCCTGACGCGGGCCACTACCCTCCTGCAGATGGCGTCGCAGGCCCCCCAGTTGCACGACATGCGCGAAATCTACAAGCGCGTCTATAGTGCGATGGAGGTGGACAACGTCGATAAGATCATGCCGCCGCCGCAGCAGCCCCAGCCCCTCAGCCCCCTTGAGGATATCATGGCGGCATCGGAGGGCAGGCCCATCAAGGCATTCCCCGGCCAGGACCACCAGGCCCACATCCAGGCCAAGATGGCATTCCTCCAGGATCCCATGGGTGGCAGCAGCCCCATCTTTGCTGCTATCAGCCCCATCCTGCAGGCCAACATCCGCGAGCATACGGTGATGCAGTATGCCGAGGCCGCCATGGCGATGGGTGCGCAGGGCGATCAGGCCCAGGCGATGGCCGTCCAGCAGGTGGCGCAGCAGCATCTGGCGCAGGCCCAGCAGATGGCCCAACCCCAGGATCCCACCATGCAGTTGGGGATGGCGGAGTTGCAGATGCGGGCCAAGGAACACGAAGACAAGATGCTTAACAACGCCGCGCAGTTGGCGGTGCGTAACCGTGAGTTGGACTTGCGGCAGCAGGCCCAGGACCAGAAGGGTTACGTCGAGGGTCTCAAGATTTCCCAGAAGGATCGGGAAACCAAGAAGGTGGCTACGGCTGCCGTCGGTGCAATCGGGAGGAAGACAGGTGCCATCTAAATCCTTTAGGCAGGCCCGCATGATGGCTGGCGCCGCGCACGACCCGGTCTTTGCTAAAAAGGTGGGGATTTCCCCCAAGGTAGCAAAGGAATTTAACAAAGCGGATGACAAGAGCGGCTTCCTTAGTAGTGCCATGCGCGCGAAGGGTCCCGCATACAAGGAGGGTGGCAAAGTGAAGAAGTACGCAGAGGGCAGCCAGGTGACTGCCGAGGATGAGGCGGAGTACCGCCGCAGCGGCAACTACCTTGCCGATAGGCTTCGTCTCGAGGCCCAGGCCAACAAGGCCAAGATGGACGCCATGATGAAGAAGATCGAGGAGAATCGCCGCAAGGCTCCTCCCGCGCGCAGTGATCGCAACAATCCGGATGCCGCCACCATCACCAAGCCGTATGCCAAGGGCGGCGGTGTGAAGGGTCGCGGTGCCGAGAAGCGGGGCACCCGTCCCGCCAAGTACTACTGACAGGAGACTACCATGATGAAGAAGATGATGAAGGGCGGCAAGATGGGTGACCCCGCGAAGCTGTCCACCGACAAGTTCTCCGCCCGCGCCAAGAGGGCCGCCCTCCGTGGGGACGACATGGGCACCTACAAGAAGGGTGGCATGACGAAGATGATGGGCGGCGGTGCCTACAAGCACGGCGGCAAGACGAAGATGGCCAAGGGCGGCAAGTGCTAAACCACTTCCGCAAAGCAATAGAAGACAAAAGGAAGCGGCTCGCCCTTGACCTATTGGAGGGGCGGGCCGACTCCTACGAAAATTATCAGTGGCACGTTGGCTATTCTTCTGGTATGTTGGCGGCAATCCAACTATTGGAGGAAATAGTCGATGCAGATGCCGACTCCGAAGAGTAGCGGAAATACCACCTGGTGGACTGATCCCACCGTTCCTGACCCCGTCGATATGCCTGTCGTCAGGGGTTGGCGAATCCTGGTGCGCCCCATCCCGAATGCCCCCAAGACAAAGGGCGGCATCATCATTCCGGATGCCACCATCGAAACGATGGACCTCATCCGTAGTGTCGGCCAGGTGAAACTTGTGGGCCCCATGGCCTACACCCGCCCCGACATGGGCGATACCCCCTGGTGCAAGGTGGGGGACTACATCCTCTATCCGCGTTATAGCGGCGCCAAATTTGCGTATGGTGGAGTCAAATTTCTCCTCCTCAACGACGACGAAGTGCTGGCGGTAATCCAGGATCCCGCCCGCATAAATGAGTAGGGTATTGACAACCATATTCATTTCAAGTATCTTGGTAATTGCGTAACGCAGGATCGCAACTGTGGAAAACAAAGAATGGGTCGAGGTGGATGTAGCCCCCACCGAAACTCCGAAGGCCGACGTGACCCCCGTCGAAGCTGCCCCGGAGGAAGAGAAGGTCGGACATCGTGCGGAGAAGCGGATAAAGCAACTCCTGGCCCGTGTCAAGGACGCTGAAGAGAGGGCTAGTAGGGCAGAGACGGCAGCCGAAGTCAAGGCCAAGGAAGCCGCCGAAGCCCTGGAGAAGGCCAAGGGCACCGAGACATCCGCCCACACCGTCTACCGGAATAGCTTGCAGGACAAGATCAAGGTAGCGGAGAAGCGGTTCCAGGATGCCTACGACGCGGCTGACAGGGATGCCATCCTCGCGGCGCAGAATGACCTCATTGAGGCCCGCCTTGAAGTCAAGGCCCTCGATGCTTGGGAGCGCAGCAACAAGGTAGAGGCACCCCCGCAGCAGCAGCAGCCGCAGCAGCCGCAGCAGCAGCAGGTGCAGCTTGCCCCCGCGACCAAGGAGTGGATGGATAGCAATCCATGGTTTGGCAGGGGTCCCAACGCTGACAAGCTGGCGACGGCAGCCGCAGTGGCCATCTCCGACGACTTGGTGACGGAGGGATATGATCCCGCCAGCGCCGAGTTTTACGAGGAAGTCGAGAAGCGCCTCCTGGCAGAGATGCCGAGGGTGGCTCGACTCAAGGGGGAACCGGAAACCCGCAAGCCGGTGGTGGCTGGGCAGTCGCGCACTCCCAGCAGGCGTATCCGCCTCGATGAGGGTACCGTGAGGGCTTCCAATCGCCTCGGTGCTTCCCTTGAGGACACGGCCCGCTACCAGGAGAAGATCCAGGATGCGGGTGACGGCTACGTCAATATCGATATCAAGCGCGGGAGGAAGTGACATGACGGTGCATCGTAGCAGGGATGATGATTCCCGAAAGCGCGAGTGGAAGGAACCCAACGAGTTGGATGTCCCGGAGTCCCTGACCCGGCGTCTCAAGTCGGCGGGCTACGGCACTCGGTGGATCCGAATCATGCTGGAAGGCAAGCCGGATCCAGTCAACGTCATGACGCGCCTGCGTGAGGGTTACGAGTTTGTCCGCAAGGATGATGCCCCCGAGTGGCCGGAGGCTCCCAGCATGGAGTACGGCACCCACGGGAATCTCATCACCATCGGAGACTTGGCCCTCGCGAAGTTGCCCCTTGACATCAGCGAGTCCCGCACTCGTCAGATGGCCGAGAGGACCCGATCCCTCGCGGATGCCATTGACCGCCAGCTTGCGGAAAACCGGCAGCTTAACAGGGCGATGCCAATCAGTAATCGAGGTAGTAGTAGCAAGGTGTTTTCCGGCGGCCGCACCCCTACTCTCGATCAGTGAAACAAAGGGCCGCCTGATAGGAGTACTACAGCATGGCTTCTACCAAGCGGCCTTTTGGCCTCCAGCCGGTGCGCATCAGGGGCGGTAGCCCCAACTCGGGCGCACTCAACACGTATCTCGTCGGCGCGTCGGCGGGCCCGTCGGACATCGGCAACGGCGACCCCGTCAAGCAGATTCCGGGCGGTGACCTGCGCGCGGCCACGGCCACCACGGACTATGTCCTCGGCGTCGCCAAGGGCTTCAAGTGGGTGGATCCGGTGACGAAGCGCCCGACGTGGTCGCCGTACCTTCCGGCTGGCACGTCTTCGGCGGACTCGAAGATCTACGCCTATGTCGTGGATGACGACCGTGCCACCTTCATCGTCCAGGCGGATGCCTCGGTGACGGCGGGCGACGCGGGTCTCAACTTCGACCTGTCGGCGGTTGCTTCGGTTAACACGACGTTCGGTCAGTCGCAGGCGGTCCTCAAGGCCTCCACGCGCGGGACGGCGACGAAGATGGTCCGCGTCATCGGCATCTACGATACGCCGGATAACGGGTGGAACGATGCGTTCCCCATCCTCGAGGTTCGCCTGGTGCAGACCCGAGACAGCCAGGCTTCGGCCTTCTAAGGAGTAAAGACACATGGCAGCTATCACTAGGGCAAATATTGCCAAGCAGCTTCTCCCCGGCCTCAATGCGGTCTTCGGGGTGGAGTACGGCTCGGTTGACGACCAGCACCTTCCGCTCTTCGAGATCGAGAACTCGGAGAGGGCCTTTGAGGAGGAAGTCCTCTTCACCGGCTTCGGCACTGCGCCGACGAAGGATGAGGGTGCCGCCGTCGAGTACGACAACGCGCAGGAGGCCTGGACCTCTCGCTACACGATGGAGACCATCGCGCTGGCCTTCAGCATCACCGAGGAGGCCATGGAGGACAACCTCTATGATACCTTCGCTCGCGTGCGTGCCAAGGCCCTCGCCCGTGCGATGGCCAACACGAAGCAGGTGAAGGCGGCGAACGTCTACAACAACGGCTTCAACACCTCCTTCCCGGGTGGTGACAACGTGCCGCTGTTCTCGGCG